GAGTTGGCTTAGAAGGAAACAGGTTTAGGGTAAAATATGAAGATATTGAATATAAATTTTACAATGCAAATAATTCATTTCAAACATCATTTCCCTAACAAACAATACTATGAGTAAATTAATCACGCTAGGAGTTCGCCTTCCTGAGGCAGAATACAACAAAATAAAAGCAATTGCTGAAGAATTAAATATGTCATTGTCTCAATTTGGAGAGCAAGCTCTCCTGAGCAGCTGTGAAATTATTAAATCCAAAGAACAACCAGTTCTTACAAAGTTTTTAAAAATTGGAAGATATTCTGTTCATCAAGCAGATTCTGAAGAAGTTAAATTTTAGTTTTCCCCCTACAACCCCCTTTATATTTATATATATTATATATTATAATCTATGATATTATATATAAGGACTTAATAGCGTGTGTGTGCGTACGCGCGCGTAGAGTGCATGACATTCACACTCAGTGACACCACAATGACACCACAGTGACACTAGGGTGTCACTTTAAACCAAAAATCTGCTTGTTTTTGCGTAATATTTTGTTCGCAATAATGATGATGAAATGTCCTGTGATTTGTATGTCCAGTGTACCTCATTGTTTTTTCCTGACCTAGTACCCAATATCCGTATGTGCAGAAGGAATGTCGCATCGCATCGTGCCCTAATGATCCTGCTGATTTTTCACGGGCTAATCGATATGCATTGTACGAGCATGGTTTTACCTTGAAGTCCTGGATCCACTCTATCAAATTACAAGGTAAATCAGATAGAGTCCTTGACCTCCTTCCCTTTGCTTCCTCTCCTTTGATAATAATTTTTTCGACAGTTACATACTCAACTCTGCACGCTTCAAATGGTCTTAGTCCCGCAAACATTTGAAGGGCTGTTCTTAATCTGTGTGCGACTGGCATTGCGTGCAAAATATCATATGCCCGATCAGCCGTAAGAATAGGTATCTCCCGCTCATCTACAAGTACTTCCCTGAGCTTAATGTTGTAAAATCCACCTTCTGGTATCCACTCCTTCATACCACACCAATTCATTAGATATGCTGAGTCGTTCCTGTATGCTAATCTTGTGTGTTTATTGTGACTTGTTTCTGCAAACTGCTTGATGTCTTTGCGTGACACCTCAGTGATCCTGCAGTCACCCTTCCATTTCAAAAACTTTGTTAGTCTTTGAGTGTATGTATTTATCGATGTGGGTCTTAGGTTTGAGGTTATACAATCTTCCAAGAATAACTCTATTGCATGTTGTAATCCCATGGATGATGACTGTTCTTCTGAAAGCCCTAGATCAATCTTGGCTTCCTCTTCGTCAATAAAGTTTTTTGCTCTTTGTTTTGTTTTGAAAAATTTCCTGTAAATTCTCTCTTTTCGATGAGTTAAAGTTACCATCCATGGAGAATTTTTTGAAAAACTTACCTTTGTTACCTTAAAATCCATTGTCAAATCATTGTCAAATTTGAGTGGATATTAGGAGTAATTGTCAGATATTGTCAAATATTATGAGATATTTACTAATACAAAATGGGAAATTAATTATTTTGTAAGTCACTCTTTTAAAGCAATTTAAGAGTGGTGGGAGATGGCAGATTCGAACTGCCGACCTCATGCGTGTCATGCATTAAAATGTACTGATATTTACTGGGCTTAATTGATTTCATTGTCATAAATTGTCAATTTTTCTTGCGTTTTCAAAGACTTAAATGGAAAATCAAATACATGAGTGACATGACGACTAATGATATTAAAAATTATTTGAAGCCTGTGCATGAAGAGATGTTTGACGGTTATTTGTGTGTTGGGTTTAAGAGCGATTCTGGAGTTCCTATTTTAATAGGTAGTCTCGGAAACCAGTTAAAGTTTCCTGAGCAAAACAAAAAATTAAGATTATGCGTAAAAGCAATCAAGGACATTATTGATGAAGATGGAGCGGAAAATCAGGAAGGGGTGGGAGGTTTTTAATTACTTTCCACCTGTTTTTGTAAGATTATTAGCAAGGGAAAAGATTGGCAAATCTTCGGTTCGAGTATTATCGGATGAAGAAATTGCTATTAGGTCAGGACTTTCTGTGGATACAGTTGAAGAAGTTTCAAATCAGACAAGCTGGGAGCTAGTACCTATTGGGATTGCCCAACGGTTCTGTAAAGGTTGTAATTTTGACTTTTTTGACTGGCGTGTAAGAAACAGTGCATATGCATTAGCGAATGGTGGTTCGTTTGCTTACTTGAAATGTAGTCCTTTTTGGACAAGCAAGTACTTACCTATGCTCAGGAGATATATTGATGCCACGAAGAAAAAAATATCTAACTGAAGATGTAGCTCGGTTAATGACTGATCATGACGGTGACTACGGAAAAGTTGCTGAAGAATTGGGTACAAGTCGCAGGTATCTTAGGAAATATGTAGAGAATAGCCCTCAGTTGCGTGCTATCTGGATATCTAGCGGTGATGACTCTAAGCAACCAGATGCTACGCAATTATTAGTCAGGGATAAAGCACCACCTGAGCCAGACCAAGAAAAGCTTATTGGTGCTCTAGAGAAAAACGGCAAGGAAGCGTTTATGTCAGACATTGCTGATATGCTCAATAATCCTGCTAATGTGGGCAAGTTGACTATATTTCAAGATTTTGATGATTCTGTTGGTCAGCTGATGGGAGAAGCTTTGAAGTTAACTCAGAAAATTGCCATTAGGCAGAACATGAGTTTGTTTGAAATTGCAGAAAAGCTCAGGGATGACATTCAAGCAGGTTCATTGGAAGCGGAGGAAGAAATCATAAGGACTAGATTGTTTATGCAAGCAACCGAGCAACAGGGTAAGTTCTATGATCGAATTCTCCATGGATTAGACCTTATGCTTAAAATGACAGAGCGTGAAAAAGGAGAAAAGAAAAGAAAGCCTGGATTTAGACCACTAAAAGAAATGGAAGATGGCGAAGCTAAGAAAGATTGATCCTGATTCTGTACTTAAAAAGCTAGATGAAAGAGATAGCGTACAGAATGCGAAACAGGAAACATGGTCACCATCTTTATCTTCTTCACAGAAAGAAATTTTTGATTCTACAGGCAAGTACATCTTAGCCTATGGTGAGAGAGCCTCTGGTAAAACTTTTGTTCTTGGCGGACATAAATTGGTTCGTCATGCCTATGAATCCTTTAATGGATTGTGCTTAATAATTGTTGGGGTAAAAGCTCAGGCAACCCAAGGTGGAGTGTGGCATAAACTACAAACTGAAGTTCTTCCTGAGTGGAAAGAGGGAATTGGTATAGATTATACCGATGAAAAATTGGATCTTCAAAAGCAACCATATTTAGATATTGAAAACAGATACGGAGGATGGTCACGAATATCTTTACTATCTGCACCATATGGAAACATTTTAACAGACCGAATAAAAGGATATGAGCCTTCGTATGTATTTATTGATGAGCTTACAAATTTAGATTCTCCAGCTTATTTCGAAGCTGTAGTTCAACAGTTAGGCAGAAGGCAGGGGATTGAGGGTTGCCAGCAGTATACTGCCGCCTGCAATCCTGCGGGTCCGAGTCATTGGGTTTATAAGCGTTTCTTTGAGGTTCCCTTAAGATCAGGGGAATGGAATCCTGATTATCATGTCGTGCATGTCAAGATACAGGATAACGAAAAAAACTTACCAAAAGGATATTATGACAGAGTCATGGAAGCGGTTTCCAATGATCCTATTGAGTCTCAGCGTATGCTTGAGGGTAAGTGGGTGGATCGCCCTGCAGGAAACGCAATCTTCGGCCCCTACTTTAATAAAGGAACCCATGTAGTAGGGGACAGAAAGAATGCAATAGTACCTGATCCTAATTTCCCAGTAGTAATCGGATACGATCCAGGATCAGTAAACAACGCCATGATATTCATGCAGTGCCTCATAGGCACAGATAAAAGCATATGGATAATCTTTGATGAATTGGTAACAGTAAACAAAAAGATTCCTTATACAGCATTGATTCCACAGATTTACCGAAAGATGAAGAAATGGCAGGATCGGGTAGGGAAACTCAACTGGCAACATATATCAGACAATTCAGCATTTAATCAATATCGAGCAAAGACAGGAAGCTATGATGTCCGAGACTTTGAAGAAATTTCAAAAGAAAAATGTGAAACCTTTGAATTAGAACCAATCCGTATGAAAGCAGCACCAAAGTTTGCAGGTAGTGTTCAGAGTAGGGTAAGGTTACTAATGGCAAAGTTAGTAAATGAAGAAATTGTCATATCGGCTCATTGTACTGATACGATAAGGATGTTGAAGAATCTAACATCAGAGGAATCAAAAAATGGAAAATACGATCCATCCTTAGAGCTAAAGCCTAGAAGATCGGTATATATTCATCCATTTGATGCTCTTACATATCCTATTATGTATTACGATGTGAGGCAAAGCATTGTTATGTCTACACCAAAGTCTTCGGTTGTGGAAATTAATGCTTGATTTTTGAAACCCAAAAAACTAGGTTACAGTAATGCAAGATGTAGTTCAATTAGGAATGAGTGAAGAACTCTCTGAGGTTATGGAGGGTGTTTCAGCAGGAGATAAAGTAAGGTTAACTTTAGAGGTTACTGTAAGTGAAGTTGATGATGAGCGATTTAAAGCCACCATTGATATGCTAGACCCTGAAGTTAGTGTAATTGGAGAAGCTGAAGATGATGAAGAAGCAGAGTTCGAACCTCAAGTCGAAGAAGAAGAAGAAGAGTACGACGAGTACGACGACGAAGAAGAGGAGTAACACTGCTAAAACATCAACCCCAGCAAGCGTACTAATAGATACGCATTATGAGAGATTAAGAGTAGTAAGAAGATGGGACAGGAAAAGGTTGGAGAGATTGTGTGGATTTTTGCAAGTAACAGAGTACGAACTTGCGAGCCTGATTGGGGTCTTGCACAGGGACTTTGGTCGTCTGTATCCGATTGGAAAACTGCCTCTTTCGGCATATCTAATACTTACTATCCTGGAAAAACGCTACATGAACGGGTTTGCTCCAGATGTAATCGATAACCTTTTTAATTTTTATGGTCGATCTAAAACTACTTGAAGAGAAGGGTGTAACCCAAAAAAGACTGCGTGAGGTTTTCACTGCAAAAAAGGGTACGCCTGATTATCAAATCCGTGAGAAATTACAAGATTTAGTACAGTCTAGGATACACGAGGGAATTTACCATTCTTGCAGGAATCATTCTCTTTATCTAGCTGTAGATTTAGCATGGGACTCCTTGCCGATTAATAAATTCACAATTCCTTTACTGCAGTACGCTCAGGGCAAGATTAATGTACAGACCTGTGCTACAAAGCTGGAGGGTATTGATCCTAAATTAAAAGATCAATTTGTAGAATATGATGACGAGGGTTCAATCCGTGATATTTCTTTAACAAGAATCTATGAAGTATCTGTTTCATTAATTCGCTCTTACATTACCAGGCGGGTAGCTGCTCAAGTATCTAGGTTTTCAAATTTATACCCGTACTTTAAATATGCCCCTCGCGGTACTGATATGCAGTCTAAAATAAGAGCAGAAGTTCTTAGTCAGCGCGTGGAGATTATGGCAGAACAGTTTGATTACAGGCATACATTTGCACAGGCGATTCGCAATATGTTCATGTATGGGTATTCTATGCTTTTCCCTGCAGAAGCTTGGACTAGAGAAGTGCATTGGAGAAAGACAAAGGATGCACTTGGTGAGGACGATGTAGAGTCTTATGTGGAAAGAGAAGGTGTTTACTTTGTTAATCCACACCCTACTAGGGTCATATGGGATAATTCTCGTCCATTACAGGCGGTAAATAGTGACCTCGGTCCATCCTGGCTTGGGTATTGGGATATTGTAAGGTATGGGTCTGTTCGTAATAACCCAGACTTTTTTAATATGGATGAGGTTACTTATACGAATTCTTTACAGGGTATAGTAAATGCTTATCGAGATTTCTTTGATTTTTACTACGATCCTAAGATTCTAGCGTTTCCTTCAAAGAAAGATGACTTTGCATTTCAAAACGAAAGAACTGCTCACACGGGAATTTATGCAGGTGAAGATGAAGATAAGGGAATGTTCTTATCTAATGTTTTCATGAAATTAAACCCAAAAGCTGAAGGACTTGGCGATTATCCATTTGATTGCTGGCTTAAACTTGTTGTGGCATCTGATGAGACTATAATTTATGCAGAGTGGTTACCCAGCTTGCCAGCGATATATGGCGGTATTAATCAAAACGATGATCGAATGGCTAATTGCTCGATGGCACATGATTTAATGCCATACCAAGATCAAATGAATAATATTATTTATGCTATGCTTCATCATATGAAAATTAGTATGTTTAAAATATTGTCTATTGATCAAGATGCCCTTGATGATGATGTTAAAGCGTATCTTGAGGATTCGCTTGCAGAAGATACTTTTTATCAAAAGCCCAAGGTTCTTTTTTACAGCGGTGCGAAAAGTGCAGATTTAGGAATTGATCCAAAAGACATTATTAATGTTATAGATGTTTCTCAGGAATTATCTCAGGGAATCTCTCAATCATTACAGAGCCTCTTTCAATTACTGAATTTAGTAGAAAGATTGATGATACTTTCCCCTCAGGAGCTTGGGCAAGCTGCTCAAAGGGAAATCTCTGCGACCGAGGTTAGTGAGATAACAAATTCCACAAATACAATATATGCATTTATATCTGAGGGAATTGACGAGATGCGAGCAGCAGCTAAAAAGATGCTTTATGAACACTTAACATCTTGTTCGACAACTGAGTTTAATGTGCCAGTTAAGCAAAGATTTACTCCTAAAAGCATTCGAGATGCTGGATTGGAAATAGAGGATAGCGGTGATCAGGACGAGATGCCAAAAGGAAGAAACATAATTGGTAACCCAGAAAACTTGATTCATGAATACTTGTTCTCTGGTAGGGATGGCTCAGAGCGTCAACGGGATACGCAGTCAGCACAAATTCTTGGTCAGCTCGTACAGCAAGTTCTTACCATCCCAGATATGGCTAAAACTTTAGGTAAGGAGAGAATATTTAAAATATTTAATGAGATATTTAGAATGTCAGGTGTAGGTCATGATCTTAACTTGGAAGTTGATGAGGCAGATGACAATGAAGAGATGGAGCTAGGGCAAACTCAATTCATTGATGATCTTCGCAAGAAATGGCCTCAGGTGGAGCAAGCTTTACAAAAAATTATTATGCAAATGCAAGGAGCTAGTGGTGCACCCCCAGGGGGCGAATCTGGTGCACCGCAAGCTCCTCCGCAGCAACCGCAACCACAACCGCAACCCGAAATGGTACAGCAATAAATTATGAGTGAAGAAGAAAAAATAGAGGAACAACCCGTTGAAGAACCTGCTGAGCAGGATTCGCAGGATTCTGATAATGTTATATTTAACGCATTGTATGCCGCTGCTGAAGAAGACCCCGAGGAACAAGAAGAAGCAGCAGCTGAACCATACAGCGGTCCAGCTTCAATTCATACTGCATTAGCAGAAGAACAACACGAAGAGGTTCACGAGGAGGTTCAAGAAGAAAAGTTGGTCGAGCAGCAGGAGCCAAAGCCGAAGTCAAAAGCAAAGATTAAAAGAAAAATTATTGATCCAGAGTTTGCACGCCCTCAATCACCCGTTCAGCCAAAAATAGTACAACAGAAAAAAGATCCATTTATTGATAGCTTGTTGCCAGAAGAAAAAGAAGCTTTCAAAATTTCACAATGGGCAGCCCAAAATGTTGAAGGTCAAAATGGATTAGACCAAAAATATTTAGATTTCTTCAAAAAACATAAAAAGTTTTTAGAAGATAATTCAGACTATGATATTAACGATTCGGATGAATACCGTAAGTTTTTAGATACTTCAAAGCCGAAAGTTGATCTTAAAAGGTTTGAGAAAGAGATGTGGACATCAGAAGCTGAGCAAAGAGCGATCAAGAAAGTTCAGCCTGAAATCATGAAGCTTCGTCGCGATCAAGCTAGGATACAGGGAGAGCCAGCAGCTCAAGGAAATATTCAAAAAGCAAAAAGGATTTTATTTGGTACAATTCCAGAAGAATCGAAAAAAATTATTCAAGAATCTGGAATTCAAGGGCTGGTAGATAATAACCCTATTGAAGCAAAGATAATAAATGAATCTCTTTCAGATGCCCAAGGTCTTGTAAATGTATTTTACGAGATTGTGCACAATGTACAGGATTATGACGAAAAGAATCCTAGTCATGCGGCTTTAAGTAATTTCATATCAAAAGAACAAGATAAATTTATTAAGTCAGGTCGCACTGTTAAAGGCGGTAAAACATTTGTTAGGCGTGAAAGAATGCCATTAGTGCCAAAAGCAGAAATTGGTAAATATTATACTTTTAGTGATGAAGACATTGTTAACCTTATAGCATTGAGAGCTAAGGAGTCGATGAGTGGCAAGATAACTGGAACTAGGAAAGCTTTAGAAAAGGCAGGATGGTCTAGGGGAGCGCAAGTTGCTAGTCAGCAAGCATCTCCGAAAGTTGAGCAAGCCAGGAAGATTCAAACTCCAGCTCCATCTAGAGGTGTAAGTGCACCAGTGACTCAACCCAAAGAATCCAATCCAATCCTGAAACTCCTAGACCTTTAATTTGATTATCAATTACGATGTTGGGGATTCAATTAAAACGCCCAACTTGACTAAACTTTTGTTATAATCCAAAAAAAACCGCCAAAATAAGAACTTAGCTAGAAAATCATTTAATATGAGTGAAATCATTTAATTCACACATATTATGGCTAACGAAATCTCAAGTTCAGGACAATTTTCAACGTCGGGCTATCAGAACACTGCAATGGCACAGCCTACTGCAGGTGCTGCAAGTTCATTAATTCCAGGATCAGGCGGAAGCGGTTATGAAGCTTTACCTCGTTTGATTAAAGTTGATAGCTCGAATGGTTGTACTTTAACAAAAGCTCATATTAAAGGTATGACCCCAGGAGAGTTTGAAGCCCTCGGGAACAAAGAAGTTGATTTAGCAAGAGTTATCGCATCTGCAGCCGAAGCTAAAGCTTTAGGTGTAGAGGAGCGTGGACTTACAACTCTTCTTACCAGTTCCGTACAAAACATTAAGCCCCTTATTAATAAGCAAAACATTGCTGAGCAATCAATTATTTTGCCTTATGTTCAGCGCAGACAGCGTTCAGTAATTAACGCTAATTACTTTGCAATCGAAGCAGGTGCTGCAGCAGATTCAACCGATCTAAATACATACCCTTATGATCCTTCCTATATGCCAGCAGTTAGCTCCGCTACATCTGGCGACTGGATGGTAACTATCAATTTGGGTGGGTCTGATTGGTCATCCCCTGTTGAGAACATCGAACGT